CGACCAGGCGAAGAAGGTGTTCCACCCTGCCAAGCGCATGGTCGAGAAGACGCCGGACCTGCAGGAAGCGTTCGGGATCACGCCCTGGGCAAAGTCGATCACCTGCGCCGACAATGGCGGCTACATGCAGCCGATCCATGCGAAGTCGAAGACGCAGGACGGCCACAACCCCAAGCTGGTCACCATGGATGAGCTGCACGCGCATGAGGATCGCGGGCTCTATGATGTGATGCGATCGAGCCAGGGGCAGCAGATCAATCCGCTGTTCTGGCAGATCACCACGGCCGGCTTCAATGTCGAAGGCATCTGCTACGAACAGCGCGCTTTCGCAGTGAAGGTGTTGCAGGGCGAGGTCATCGCCGATCACTATTTCGGGATCATCTTCACGCTGGATCGCGGCATCGACTATTCGCCGCCGCGCAAGCACGATGATGATCCTTATGACGAGGCCAACTGGATCAAGGCGAACCCGCTGCTGGGTTCGAATGATAGTCAGGCCCTGTGGATTTACTTGCGCAATCGCGCAACCGAGGCGCAGGCGGGCAGCGAAGGCGACTTCCTGACCAAGAACATGAACCAGTGGCTTGGCGCGGCGCAGGCCTGGTTGAACGCGAAGAAGTGGGCTGAGAGGGCCGATCCCGGGTTGCGGCTGAAGCATTTCCGAGGGCTGGACTGCTATCTCGGGGTAGACCTTTCGGCCGTCAGCGACATCACGGCGATGTGCCTTGTGGCGCTCGCCCCGGATGACCGGCTGCTGGTCAAGACGTGGTTCTTTGTTCCTGAGGCGGCGCTGGAACGGACCAGCCAGGCGGACCGCGAGAACGTCGAACTTTACAAGAAGTGGCGCGCGGCGCGGAAGCTCTACACCTGCAAGGACGACATGATCGATGTGGAACAGGTGCGCCGCCACGCGGTTCGCATCGCCCGCGCGCTCGGCGTCAAACGGATGACCGGGGACCAGTGGAACTCGCTCACCTTCGCATCGCAGGTGAACGCTGAGCTGCCCGGACAGGACGAACCGGTGGCGCAGATCATGGTGAAGACGGCCGCCAATGTGACGCCGGCCGCCAAGGACATCGAGGCCCGCGTTCACGCGACGAAGAAGGTGATGATCACCCACGACGATAACCCGGTGATGAACTGGATGATCGGCAATGCGGTGGTGGATCGCCGGGTCAATGGTTCGCTGTTGCCGAAGAAGCCCAAGGCCATGAGCCGCCAGAAGATTGACGGGGTGGACGCCATGATCAACGCACGCGCGCCGATGATCATTCCGGACGAGGCCAACGCCCCGGCCGAGCTGGAATACACGGGGCTGTAATGGATCTGCGTGGGAGCCTCGCCCGCTGGCTGATGGGCGCCGACCAGGCGCGGTCCGGCGTCGGGCAGGGCAGCCCTGCGGCATCGAGCGAGCTGACCGATCCGGACAGCGCCACGTTCTGGGCGCTGTCGGGCACTGCGGGCGGAAGCCGGGTGGCGGTGAACGAGCGAACCGCCATGTCGCTGCCCGCCGTGCTCCACGCGCTGGAAATCCTGACCGGCGTCTTCGCCATGACGCCGATGATCTACTATCGGCGCGCGGCGGACGGGAAGGTCCGCGCCGAGACATCGCCGCTGTTCGCCCTGTTCCATGACCGGCCAAATGACGCGCAGTCGATCTTCCTGTTCAAGGAAGTGATCCTCGGCGACATGCTGATGGCGGGGGCCTTCGCCAACTTCGTCCACCGCGACGGGATGTTCCGGCCGAAAGCGCTGTCGCGGCTCGATCCGCGCATGGTGCACCCGGCGAAGTTCTGGGACCGGCAAGACGGGCTCGAACTGTTCTATGACGCGCAGCTTCCCGATGGTTCGTCGGGCCGGTTCACGCGCACCGACATCTGGCACGTTCCGGGCTTCAGCCGCGACGGCTTGCTGGGGGTCAACCGTGTCCGGCTGCTGGACGACATGCTGGGCAGCGCGGTGGCGGCCGGCGAATACGCGCGGCACTTCTGGGAGAACAACGCACAGCCCGCGACGCTGCTGAAGACCAAGGGCAAGGTCAATCCGGAAGACAAGGCGAAGATCAAGTTCGACTGGAAGCGTATGTTCGGCGGCGCGCGGAAGGCGGGTGAAGTGGCTGTGCTCGATCAGGAAATGGACGCCACCACGCTGGGCGCCACCAATCGGGACAGCCAGTTCGTCGAGGTCCGCGCGTTCAACGTGGTGGAGGTGGCCCGTGCCTTCGGCGTGCCGCCGCATCTGCTTTACGAGCTTTCGCGCGCGACGTTCTCGAACATCGAACAGCAGTCGCTGGAATTCATCATGTATTCGATGATGCCGCATTACGAGCGGGTTGCCAGCGCCGCCACACATTACTTCGCCGAGCCGGGTCACTTCTTCGAATTCCTGCCCGATGCGCTGCTGAAGGGCGACGTGAAGACACGCTGGGAAGCCTACAAGGCCGCACGTGAAACCGGGGCAATGAACGCCGACGAAATCCGCCGCCGCGAAAACCTGCAGCCGATCGGCGGGTCTGCGGGCGAAGACTACTGGCGCCCGGCCAACATGGCGGTTTCGGGCCAGGACAACCCCAGCCCCGCCGGGGCCGGACAGGGGAGCTAGCACAATGACCAAACCCAACGGGTCAGGGCACCGCGTCCTCGCGGCGATCCGTTCGCAGCCCTGGGCGATCCTGCCCGAGTACATGGATGCGATCGAGGCGATCGCGAGCCGCGCGGTCGATCACCCTTCGGTGATCGGCGTGGAGGTCGATGGGCACCGCGAACGCATGGCCGAAGCCATTGCCGAGATGGGCGCGCCGTTCCCCGGTGCCCGGTCCGCCGCGATCCGCGACGGGGTGGGCAGCCTGCCGCTGTTCGGCCCGGTGTTCCCGCGCGCCAACATGATGACCGAAATGTCCGGGGCCACGTCGCTGGCCACGCTGGCGGCGGACTTCCGCAAACTGGACGCGAGCCCGGACGTTCGGAACATCCTGATCGTGGCGGACAGCCCCGGCGGGGTGATCACCGATGTGCGCGCTTTCGCAGCGCTGGTGGCCGGGGCGCAGACGCCGGTCACCGTGTTCGCGTCGGGCCTGTGCTGCAGTGCGGCCTATCACATCTGCAGCCAGGCGCGGCAGATCATCGCCGATCCCTTCGCGCTGATCGGATCGATCGGCGTGATGATGGCTGGAGCGGTGCAGGAAGCGCCGGACCAGAACGGGAACCGGACGGTGGCAATCACCAGCTCGAACGCGCCGGACAAGCGCATGGACCTCGCCACCGAGGAGGGGCAGGCCAAGGTCAGGGAAATGATCGACGGGATCGAGGAAGTGTTCCTGTCGGATGTTGCGCGGGGCCGGAAGGTGCCTGTTTCCACCGTGAAGCAGGACTTCGGGCGCGGCGGAACGATGTCTGCACGGCAGGCCAAGCAAGCCGGGATGATCGACCGCGTGGAGGCCGGTGGCCTTGACGCGGTGCTGCGCCAGCTTGCCGGGCCGCGCCGTGGAGCGACGCCAAAGCGAGCGGCTGCGGCACACGAACTGGCGCATATTCGCGCTCAATCCCTCAAGTAAAGGAGTGAAGACTATGCGCATTTCCGCGCTGAAGCAGTCGCTGGCGGCAACCGTGGCCAGCATGGAAGGCATCATCGAAGGTGCCGTCGAGACGGTCACCGCCGATGATGGCAGCGAGAGCACCCAGCCCCGCGATCTGACCGCCGAGGAACAGGCGCAGTTCGACGCGCTGAAGACCAAGGCCACCGGCCTGCAGGCGCAGATCGCCCGCGAAGAACAGGTGCTGGCGCTCAAGGCATCAGCTGCCTCGCCGGTCATCATTCCCGGCACGGGCGCGCCGGGCACGGTGCCCGCTCAGCCCAAGGAAAAGCTCGCTCCCGGTCTGATGGTGGCGCGGATCGCGCAGGCCGTCGCGATCGGCGGCAGCGATCAGCGCGCCGTGGCCCACGCTGCCGAGGGCCTTTACGGTTCGGAGATGGGGCAGATCGTCGCCAACATGGAACAGGCCACCAACACCAAGGGCGGCTTCCTGGTCAATGTGGACTATTCGGCTGACTTCATCGACATCCTGCGCCCGCGCGTGGTGATCCGCCGGATGGGTGCCCGCGCAGTGCCGATGCCCGAAGGCAACCTGACCACCCGCCGGAAGACCGCCGGTTCCACCGCCAGCTACGTCGGCGAGCGGGTCCCGGCGCCGAAGACCGAAGCGACGGTCGGGCAGATCACCATGTCGGCCAAGCGCCTGACCGCGCTGGTTCCGATCACCAATCAGCTCATTCGCCGCGCGTCGCTGAATGTGCAGATGATGATCCGTGACGATCTGATCGAGGGCGTTTCGGTGCGCGAGGACCAGCAGTTCTTGCGCGGCGTCGGTTCGAGCACCGCGCCCACCGGTCTTCGCAACCTGATCGCGGCGGGCAACGTGATCGCGGCCAACGCCACGGTCAACCTGGTCAACGTCACCAACGACCTCGGCAAGCTGCGGCTCGCGGTGCTGAATGCCAACATCCCGATGACGCAGTGCGGCTACATCATGAGCCCGCGTTCGCTGCTGTTCCTCGAAAACCTGCGCGACGCCAACGGCAACAAGGCGTTCCCGGAAGTCGCCGAAGGGCGTCTGGGCATTTACCCGATCGGCGTCACCACCTCGGTTCCGGACAACCTTGGCGCGGGCACCAACCAGTCCGAAATCTACTTCGGCGATTTCGCCCAGTTCATGATCGGCGACACCGAGCAGGTGGCGATCGCGGCTTCGGATGTGGCGGCCTATGACGATGGCGGCACGATCCGGGCGGCGTTCAGCAACGACGAAACCGTGGTGCGCGTGATCGCCGAGCACGACACGCAGGTCCGCTACGACACCGCCTTCGCGGTGCTGACCGGCGTCACCTGGGCGATGTAACCCGCCTGCTGGCGGGGCGGGCCTGACGGTCCGTCCCGCTGGTGACCCTCCATTCCATCAAGGGGAAGTCCCATGAAGACCGTGAAGTTCCTGATGTCCTACACTCTGGGCGCACTCTACAACGAAGGCGAGATTGCCGGGTTCGATGAAGCGATTGCTGAAGACCTGATCGAACGCGGGATCGCCGAGGAACACAAGCCCGCCAAGGGCGCCGCCAAGGACGCAAACGGCGGCGCCGCGAGCTAAGTCCCGCGCGATCAGCTCCCGCCAGCGCCCGCCGGTCAAACCGTCCCTGACCGGCGGGCGCACCTTTTCTCATGAATGCCAGCGGCGACCTTCGCCATGAGAGGTTCACCATGAGACAGGGAACCATCGTCACGGTCCGCCCCGAGGGGCACCCGCTGTCTCTGGCTGACGCCAAGCGCCAGCTTCGCATCGAGGCAGAAGACACCGATCAGGACGATCACATCACCAGCCTGTGCGCCGCTGCACACCGGCACATCGAACGCGATCTGGGCTATCCGATCCTGCGCCAGACGCGCGAGACGCACCTTTCCTCCTTCCCCGGCGGGCCGATCTGGCTGGGCGGGGGAGACAGCCTGACCGTGCTGGAGCTGCGCTACACCGATGCGGCGGGCACGGCGAAGGTGCTGGCCAACAATGCCTATGCCGTGGACGCCGTGTCGCAGATCGCGAAGGTCTATCCCGCGCCCGCGAAGCCATGGCCTGCCACAGCGGCAGTGCCCGGCGCGGTGGTGGTGGAATGGCAGGCAGGCTGGTACACGCCCGCCGATGTGCCGGACGATCTGCTTCATGCCATGAAGCTGCTGGTGGGCCACTGGGATCAGAACCGCGAAGCGGTGGTAGTGGGCTCGATCAACAGCGATCTGCGCCTGGCGCTGGACGATCTGTTGTCCCCGTTCCGCCTGCCCTTCATCGCGTGAGAGGACACGATGCGGCTGGGCACGATGAACAGGCGGGTGACAATCCGCCAGCCTACCGCGCCGACGCGCAACGCGATGAACGAACCGGTGACCGGGTGGGCCACGCTCGGCACCTTCTGGGCGCAGCAAGACGAACGCCAGTCAAGAGCCACCGAGAGCACCCAGGCCGGGCAGACCCGCGCGCAGCTCACCCGCGTGTGGGACCTGCGCTGGACCGAGCGCACCGCGCAGATCGGTCTGAAGGACCGGGCGGTGTGCGAGGGCGTCGAATACGAGATCGAGGCGGTCACCGAAGTGGGCCGCCGCGCTGGCATCAGGATCACCGCCACCGGGCCGGTGCCCCTCTGAAACGAAAGGAACCACAATGCAGGTCAAGACCATCCTCGGCCACGGCAACCCGGCTGGCCCCGTGTTCTGGAAAGAGCCGGGCGAAGTCTATGAGCTCGGCGAAGTCGAAGCGGCCGGCCTGATCGCCAGCGGCATCGTCGCTCCGGTCGAAACGGACGCGGACCCGGCAGCTGACGCCGAGACGGCCACGGCCGAAAAGCCGCGTCGTGGCGCGCCGCAGCGTCAGGATTGAAGGCCTGCGCGAGCTGGAAGCCGCGCTCGCCGATCTGCCCAAGGCGACCGGCAAAAACGTCTTGCGCCGGGTGCTGAAGAAGGCTGCCGCGCCGGTCGCCAGTGACGCGCAGGCCAATGCGCCAACCTTCGTGGGCTTGCTGTCGCGCAACGTGGCTGCGTCGTCCCGGCTGACCAAGCGTCAGGCCGGGATCGCCCGCAAGGAAGGCAAGTCATCGGCGGAAATCCACGTCGGGGTCACCGATCCGGCGGGGGTCCAGAACGAATTCGGAAACGTCCACCAGCAAGCGCAGCCGTTCCTGCGCCCGGCGTGGGACGCCAACAGGGATCAGGCGCTGCGCACCATCGCCGATGATCTGGGAAATGAAATCGCCAAGGCCGCCGCGCGGGTGGCGCGCAAGACGGCGCGGCTGGCGGCGAAGGGCAAGTAGTCGGAGCCGAGGCCATGGAAGAAGCCCTGACCGCCCGGCTGCTGGCCAGCGCGCCGCTGACAGCAATCGTGTCCACCCGGATCAACTGGGGGCGCCGGGTGCAGGGCGAACCGCTGCCCGGCCTCACGATGATGAACGTGTCTCCCGGGCGCAGCTACACCTACCGGGGACCGGCTGGCCTTTCCGGGCCGCGCGTCCAGTTCGATGGCTACGCGCTCGATTTCCTGACCGCGAAGGCGATCGGGCGGGCGCTGGTCACCACGCTCGAAGCACCGCTGACGGTCGGCGACATCGCCTTCAGCCCGGCCTTCCTTGCCGCCGAGCGCGGCCCCGAAGTCCAGGACTTGGGCGGCGGGGCCCGCGTGTTCGCGGTCAGCCTGGATTTCTTCATCTGGTTTTCACCCGCCGCGTGATCCGCCCGCGCGCCGGTTTTCAAAGGAGAATGGACTATGGCCGGAGAAAGCATTGGCTGGGGCGCGCAAGTGTCCATGTTCAACGATGTCGCCACCCCGGTTCTCACCGAGCTGGCGAACGTCTTCAACATGACCCTGCCCAACCCGCAGGTGGATGACGTGGATGTCACCCACTACAAGAGCGCCAACCGTCAGCGCGAGTACATCGCGGGCCTGATCGACAACGGCGAACTGCAGATCGAGATGAACTACGTGGCGGGCAGCGCCACCGATCTGCTGATTTCGGCGGCGCGCGCGGCAGGCACGGTCCGGAACATGGAAATCGTGATCCCGACCAGCGTGGGCGTGTCGAAGGAGTGGAAGTTCACCTTCCCGGTCTACGTCAA